AAATATCTCAGCGCTCTTTAAAAATTGTGATGAAAAAAGCCCCTTTCGGAGCTTTATGGTTAGGTGAGGATTTCAACCTGAGTTGATTGATTTGTAGATTTAACCAAATCAATAGCGTGTAAGCAATCAGTGTAGTTTTTATAGCCTTCCCCGCTATCTGCAATGATTTTACCGTTATCCGCTTTTAGACGCCATCGCCATTCAATGCGAGAGTCCACATAAGTTTCAAATTTCATAAGGGGTTCCTCAATGAAAAAGTATTTATTCCATTATTACTTCCAAGGCGCCAAATGGGCATGCGATGTTTACGCAAATAACCCGGAAGAAGCCAAAGAAAAAATAAAGGCAATGTCCCAAGCAATATATGACGGCGAATTAAAATGTGAAATACAAATTCCAGAAAATCCGCTTTCAAAAATAGCAAGGTTGATTGCAATAATAACTAAAAATATTCGTTAAGTAAGTGACTATCATCACAATTTTAGACAATTTGGATAAAAAAACACACTCGTGAAATGCCATTTGTGAAAATCGCCAGTTGCAGATTAAAAGCCCTGCACCAATGAGTGTGAGATATTGCGGTAATGACAAACGAAACCAGTCGGTGGGATAAGCTAAACGCAATATCACATCTTAAAGCACATTTGAAGTACAGAGACACAACGGCACGTGAAACCGTTGCGAATGATAGAGAGAAGTGTGCTTTGAAATGGCTCTTTGTTGAGTTGGTTGTGGAAACCGACACCTTAAAAACACAAAATAAAATTTGTAAGTTGTGAAAAATAACGCGGGTTCAAATCCCGAAAGAGCCTCCACCTAAAGCCGCTTTCAAATAGCGAATTACGCTCAATCTTCTTGAATAACTGATTGAAACGTTGAGAGCGGCTCTAGCTGGGAACAGCGTTTTTCATAATAAAAAAATCTCCTTTTGATTGGTTAGCCCCTAGCTGCTTTCACACTTTGGCACTAGGGGATTTTTTTTAACCAAACATTCCTAACCGTATGAGGTAAACACTATGAACAAGGTAATCAATTTTCTTAAAACAACTGCTTATGTAATTGCGACAGTGTTATCAATCTGCCTAGTTGTTATGACAATGCTAACCGCACTTGCAGCACAAGCAAGCGAACCGACAGCGTTAGAGCTTGAGCAAGCACGAATTCAATGGATTGCCGAACACGGGCAATATCAACCAAATCTAACAGAGCCAGCTAAACAAGAGGCTCTAGCTTATACAGAACAAAAACAAAAGGAATTAGACGATGCCAAGAATTAGATACACATCAGAAGTCAAGATAACCGAAACGGAAAACGGTTTTTTTATCGCAAGTCTAATCATTAATGGAGTGATTAACCACTCTACATATCCGCAACGCTCACAAAAAAACGCAATCTTGTTGATTAATCGACAAATTGAGCGATTTAACGCTATGAATGAAGTCAGATTACCGCTATACGGTCAGAAACAAAGAAAGCCTAAAGGTACTAGCGACAAAATGAAAAAGGCTGGCAGAACTCGAATGATGAAGTCTTGGGTTAAGTCTTTGGAGTTGTTTAAGGATTACAGCAAGCAAAGATTAAGTCAGCCAGAAGATGAAAGACAGGTTTACTTCTCAAGTGCTGATTTACATCGCCAATTTAAGTTTTACCTACATACAAAACAAAACGTAGTTCACAGTGGACTGCTTGCACCGCCTAAATATGTAGTGTGGCAAGGTCGAAGAGCTTTAATTTCTACGTTTGACGAATTAACAGAATACTTTGGAAAAATTGAGGTGCTGATAAATGAGCATAATAGCAGATTGGGAGCGTCAAGAGTTCAATAAATGGGATAAACAGTGCAGTAAAGAAGATGATTACAATCGGGCGGTAGAAATGGAAATAGAGGCCATTAAAGAGAATATCTCTAACCTTGATGATGATGTTATCTGTGCTTTTAGAGAGAAGATGCTTGATTATGGTGAGGTTATCAACGCCTTTGATGATGATACGTTTAATGATGATGAATTTATAAAGGCGGTCGCACTTGGCACTGATTATGAAGAAATGCGAATTAAAATCTTGACTGCCATGGCAGAAGATAGATTAGAGCAATTAGAAGAGGATTATCGAAAAGGATATATTCTCAACGATTAACCGATAAAGGTGAAACAAAATGACAAATCAAAATCAACAAGTACAAGCTCCCGTTAAGCCTAAAACACTTCGGGAGCTTTTTAATGACCCTATTATTAAGACCAAAGTTGAACAATTAATCGGGAAGAATTCAGCGACATTTGCAACAAGCGTGATGCAAATTGCTAACAGCAACGCATTGCTTAGAACAGCGGAGCCATCAAGTGTATTTAATGCGGCCTGTATGGCTGCAACGCTTAACCTACCACTTCAAAATGGCTTAGGTTTTGCCTATATCGTGCCTTTCAAAAATAACAAAGAGCGAAAAGTAGAGGCTCAATTTCAGATTGGTTACAAGGGCTTTATTCAACTAGCTCAACGCTCTGGCCAGTTTAAACGATTGGTAGCCTTGCCAGTATATAAAAATCAACTACTCAAAAAAGACTTCATTAATGGCTTTGAATTTGATTGGGAGCAAGAGCCAGAAAAGGACGAGAATCCTATCGGATATTACGCTTATTTCAAGCTAGTGAATGACTTTTCGGCTGAACTCTATATGAGCCACGATGACATCGTTAAACACGCTCAACGATACAGTCAAACATTCAAAAAAGGCTTTGGCGTATGGCACGATAATTTCGAGGCTATGGCATTAAAAACCGTGATGAAGTTATTACTATCAAAACAAGCTCCGTTATCGGTGGAAATGCAACAAGCAGTATTAGCCGATCAGGCAGTAGTTAAAGACGTGGAAAACCAAGAATTTAACTATGGCGACAATGTTCAAAATGCTGAATTTGTAACGGTTGTAGATGATGAAACGTTTAATAACTGCAAACAAAGCATTATCAACGGTGAGACTACAATACAAGACCTTTGCGATAGTGGGGCTTATGAGTTTAGTCAAGAACAGATTGCGGAATTAGAGGCGATTGAGAATGGAAATGTACAAGCTGAAAGCTAGATGCTCTGGGCTTGCTGATTTAATGGTTAAACCGAAAAGCGGTGGCGGTATATCTGCCACTGCTAAAAGTGCGGTTAGAAAGATAGTTAAATATGACCTGTTTGGCTATCAAGATTTTGAGGGTAACAAATACACCGAAAAAGGCATCGCACTTGAAGAACAAGCTATTAAGTTAAGCGGTCGCAAGCGTGGATTGGCATTAAAGAAAAACGAAGAAAGACGGGAAAATGATTGGATTACTGGCGAATGTGATATTTACGTTCCAAGCAGAAAGCTAATCATTGATACAAAATGCTCGTGGGATATTGGTTCGCACCCATTTTTTACCGATGAGGCAGAAGAAAAAGCCAAGAAAGCAGGTTATACAATTCAAATGCAGGGCTATATGTGGCTTTGGGATTGTGAAGAAGCTCAAATTGACTTTGTACTCTTGCCCACTCCATACGAGCAACTTTCAAGCTATGACGACCCTACACGGTATATTGATTTAGTGGAACAAATACCACAATCAAAACGTATTACAACCGTTACAGTCAAGCGTGATGACAAAATCATCGAAGAAATCAAAGAACGAGTAAATGCCGCTCAAAAATACTATCAACAGCTTATACAGGAGATGAGTTAATGAAAGAAGAATTAAAAGGATTAAAAGAGGCCTATCTTTTTTATAAAAAAGTTTTAAAAGACGAAGATGCAATGGCTTGTGGTTGTT